ATAAAAATTTGTTAGAAAAGGAAAATAATTATGAAAAATTGGGTTAACGAAAATTTATTAACAAAATTAGGCAGGAGTGCTAAATCGAAAATTAATAAACTTACAGATGAAGAAATGGATAGAATTCGTAATTATACAAACTTAGATAATTCAAAAGAATTATCCGAACATATTTTTTGGATTATTAATGATTTAACAGAATATCCTAATAAGTGTAAACATTGTGGAGGTGAGGTGACAAAATATTATCATAAATATCAACCAACTCCATATAAAGATTTGTGTTCTATTCAATGTGTTGGTAAATATTCTGGAACTAAAACAAAAATAAAAAAGACAGTTCATGAACGTTTTAATGGAAAACATCATTCTACAGATCCTGGTGTTCTTGCTAAACGAGAAAAAACAAATATGGAAAGATATGGTGCTGTTCATAATTGGGGTAAGGGTAGTTCTTGTTTAGAGCAGATAAAACAAACTAATACTGAAAGATTTGGATGTGAAAATCCATTTGGCAACGAAAAAATTAAAGAAAAAATAAAAGAAACTAATCTAGAAAAATATGGTTGTGAGAACCCACAACAAAATGAATTAATTAGAGAAAAAACATCTAAAACCAACTTAGAAAAATATGGTAATATTTGTCCATTACATAATGAAGAAATAACAAAACAAATAAAAGAAACTAATTTGGAGAGATATGGATTTGAAAATTCTCAACAAAATAAAGAAATTAAAGAAAAAACAACTAAAACTAATTTAGAAAGATATGGTAACAAATGCCCTTTACATAATAAAGTTATAGTAAAACAAGTAAAACAAACCAATATGGAAAGATATGGAGTTGAACATCCACAACAAAATAACCTAATTAGAGAAAAAACAACTAAAACTAATTTAGAAAGATATGGTAATAACACACCACTATGCAATAATAATGTTAAACAAAAAGGAAAAGAAACAAATTTAGGACGATATGGAACCGAATTTATTTCTCAAAGTAAACATCACAGAAAGATAATGGAGGAATCTAATAATTGGTTACCATTAGAAGAATATAATAATTATAAATTATATAAACGTGAAGTTTTAAAATATACAAATAGAGAACCAACTCAATTATTAGAAAATATTGAAAACCGTGGAAAATCAGGAATGGGAGGAGCATATCAATTAGATCATAGAGTTTCAAAATTTCATGGATTTAAAAATGGGATACCCCCTTATATTATTGGTAATATATGCAATTTAGAAATGATACCATGGTTAGATAATGTGATTAAGCATAGAAATTCTTCAATAACAATAGAAGAATTATTTATGTTATTTTTTAAAAATTATATCTCATCTGAAAAATAGGAAAAAGGTTAAAATATGTCATTGAAAAATTGGAAGGTTATTCGGGTTTCACGACAGGATATAACTAAATTCATCGAACATTGGCATTATTCAAAAAGCATAAATGGTTGTATTGCTGATTATTGTTATGCATTATTTGACGAAAATAACATAATGAAAGGTGCTCTATTTTATGGAAGACTTGCCATGGCAAATCAATGGAAGCGGTTTGTAACTTCTCCCGAAAAACTGATTGAGTTAAGAAGACTGTGTTGTGTTGATGATACACCCAAAAATGTTGAATCCTTCTTGATTGGCAGATCAATAAAATTACTATCTAAGGATTGGAGTGGAGACACCATCGTTAGTTACGCGGATAAAGAATTTGGACATTGTGGGACTATCTATAAGGCATCAAATTTCAAAATGGTTGGTGAAATAAAAGGATCAAAAGTTATAATTTATGGCGATAAGCGGTATCATGATAAGGCAATCAGAACATATTATAAGGGAAAATTGAAACCATTTGCAGTTAAATTAAGACAGGCACTAGAAAGTGGTGATGCATATTATAAGGAAACGGCAGGTAAATTTACATATATCTATAATATTAATGATAGAAATAGAAGTCGAGTATCCAGTAAAAAGGACAAAAAATATGAGTAAATTAACAATTAATATTTCTGGAAAAACAGAAGATAATAAACAGATTATTTCTGGAGTCTTAAAATATATAGAAACTCATGGAATTACACTAGATGTGATACTTCAACAACTTGAAAGTAAAGATATAATTATAGACTGGATAGATTTTTATGAAACTGCATTAAAATGTAATTGGCAGGTTAGAACTATATTTACAAGAATAGAAACCACATTATTAGATGTTAAAGGTAAAGATTATTCTAATGAAGTAATGTTGCGGTTATACCATTATTTAAATAAAAAACATTCCCATGAAAATCAGGTAGAATCAGCATTGCAAAAAGGAACTGAACAATATTCTAAGGATTTGAAGGAGTTATCAGATAAATGAACAAAGAACCAATATGGTTAACTTCCAATGACATAATGTTAATTAGAAATGATATTCCTAATAAACCTGAAATATATGGTGATTCTTTTCTTAATACGAAAATAACAAATACTAATACAAACAACATGGAATCGGTATTAAATAATCCTAAAAATATATACTATTATAACAATGAGCAAGATATATTCAAACTTGCATCCTCATATGGGATTGGATTTGCCAAACGACATTGTTTTAGTGATGGGAATAAACGAACAACACTTATTGTGATTTATATATTTCTTTATGTAAATGGATATAAATTAACAACACCATCTGGAATGTTGTATCCTGTTATAATAGATATCGCAAGCGGAGCCATGAATGAAGAACAATTGGCAGAATATTTGAAATTAAATAGTGAGATTGTCAAAAACTAATTATTCTTCTTTAAGAACCTCTTCCATATCAATTAACGTTTCATACTCAAGGTTCATTTCATCAAATATACCTACTATATCTTCTATATTATCACTATTATCCATTGTGCTAATACGATATAAAACCTTATTAACAACATTTGCTTTTAATGTAGATGGTGGTGCAATATATATCGGCAAAGAAAATGATAATGTCGTCTGAATTATTCTTCTCTCAATTGAAGGTGGGTAGTTTTCCTCAAAGCGAATATCCTCCAATTTTATTGTTGTTATTTTAGTCCAATCAAATGGTTGGTCACTAGTTTGAATTTGCAATGTTGGATCAAATAACATTAAAATTTGCTCTAATATTTGAAATTGTTGCTCCTGATTAGAACAGTACATTGAAACATCAATGGACATTCTAAATGGAATTGGCATATATTGTCTAACAACTTTTAAATCATCAGGAACCACACCACCCCTTGGAAGGTATGTTTGTGAACGTTGTGTCATTTTACCTTTATATAATTCTGGTGCAATATCTAAACTGGACATATACGCTGCAAGAACTGGTAATCGTAATGGTTTATTTTGAGTATTAGAACCTATGATATGCTGAACAACTCTATCACGAGAACCATAATGAATTGGGACTGGAATAAGTCGTTCATCTCTGGTGTCAGATTTTCCTACCATAACGTTAAGACCAGAAAACACGTAACTGACTTGAACCAAATAGCGCTTAATTTGTGCGTCGTAGTAAAATGTATCAATACTCATTATTTTTTATCCTTTATTATTTGTCAATTTTACTTGTCGGAACTGCATCAGGATCAGCCAACAATTTTTCAATAGTTGTTTTTTGATGATTAAATTCAAATCTTCTATCCGTCTCCAAATAAATCCATCTGTTTTTAGTAATCGACCATCTATATAGCCTTGGTGGAATATCCTCAGCAAAACCAATATACGTCAATCTATGATAATCACCATTGCTTGGTGTTGCTGGAAAATCATCTGCTTCAGTATATTCAATACCATTTGGTGGAATTCCATCCTCAACATATAATCCTTTAGGATTGACATTTAATTTCGTCATATCAATTCCAGCAGCAGCGGCTTTATCAATTTGCCCCTGTGGAACTTGCTCATTTGGGATCTCTGCAATTTCTGCTATATCTTCACCTTCTTCTGGAACTTGTGAATCCGCTGTGGCAGCAATAGTGGCATCAGAATCAAACAGGCTTTGATATTTGTCGGTATCTATATCAAATAACCCTGTGGGATCTACATCATATGCGAGGTCACCAAAGACATCCTGTGTCTCCTGAGAGGCCATGGCAGGTTGTAGAACTAATCGCAATAATGTTGGTTTCCATGCGACCGTGAAGGAATTTGGACTCCATCCAACATCAGTGATTTCCATGAACTTGAGAATTGGCTCTAAACTCGGGCTATATTGAACCTCACTTGGCATTTCAATAATATCACCAATAACCATAGGTCTTCCAATCATGGCAACACATCTCAAAAAATGAACATCCATGAAATATATTTGGGATGGTAGTTCTAAACCAAATCTTGTTATTTCTGATTGAACATCCAAAATATCATAATATGCTTTCATATTTACTGGTTTTTTAGAATAATCTCTATCCCTATTTTCCAATAAAATTAAATCCTGGATATCAGTTATATCTGTTTCATTATAATCCATTAATTTCAAACTTATAACGGACCAGTAATCACCAATTCCACCATTAAACTCAATTGGTCTTAATCTCCAATACCTTGCTGGTGCAGATTGTTTGAAAGAAATTTGATTTTCTTGATCATCATCAAGTAGCATTACAATTGCAACACCAAACCAATCAACACCATTGTCAGACCTTTCAATGCGAACCTTTGTTGCACGATTAACAGAATTAGAACCCTGCTTAATAACAATGGTTGTGATTTGATATCTAATTTCAGTTTCTATTCCATATCGTTCTCTTCCATTGCTCAATTTAATTGGACCAAAATCATAACCAATATATGAATTTGAAACAACCAATGACCCTCTATGAAACGATCTCCATTGTTTGACAGAATTAAAAAATGCATTTGATGAAGGAAAACAAGAAACATCACCACCAGATATAGCTTCCCCTTTATCAGTTAGATCAACCAATTTTCCTTGTTCATGAACACCTAATAATTTATATACATTTATTGGTGCTCCAGCAATTTGTAATGATTCATCAATTAAATCATTTTGATAACAATTAGCAGGATCATCAACAACATCCCATATAGGATTACATGGTGATGGTAGATTACATAATGGTATTGAACTATCACCTGGATTTGGATTCTTACATGCCATTTTCTGCCTCATTATTTAAACAATTTTTAATATTTTCAACTCTAATTGATCCGATATCATGTGTTTCATCACCCCGTAAAGAATCTTTCATCCACGTGTAAAACGATTCCAATTCTTTAACTTTGATTAAATTACGTTGTTTCATATTAATAATACTTCTACAATCTGCTTCACGTTCTTTTTCTTTGGTTGGTGGAGAGAAAACATGATCTAACTCATGGTGAGCACATTCATGAAAAAGCCAAAATTGATTTTCAAAATCCGATAATTGTATTGTTATATTTGGATTTATAAGAATTAATGGTATTCCGTTTGCTGAAACTACTGCCATTCCAATATCTGGTAGTAAATAATCAACTATAAAAACAACTGGTTTATTCTTATATCCAACACATGATATTGTAGTATCACCAATCTTTGGCTCTGTTGTCGTAGAATATTGTGGTTGAGCAAATAGTGCTGTTGAAAATAATAATAGTATTATATATTTCATAAAAATCCTTTTAAAACCATATACTTATCCGACAAATATGTCACTAACCATTCCAACATCTAGTTTGTCAGCAATAACTTGTGTTGACAATTGCTCAAGACAATCCCTCTTCAACTCAACAGCCTCATTATATAAATCAGATGCATTCAAACTTAATCCACCACCAGCACCTGGCAAACTTGCAAATTTTCCCCTAATTCTGGCAAGCACGAACATACATTCTGATAATGCCCATGATTCGATCCACGTTTTCAATGTTCTATCCTTCAACATTTCCTGTTGTGTTCTTTCAACCATGGTTTCTATTAAAACCCTTTCTGATCTTCCAACCCGTTGATGAATAGTCAATTCACGCGTATACTCATTCCATGAAAATTGCATTCCAGTTGCAAACATATGTTCTATTGTTTCTATATATTCATTCAACAAATGATAACTTGTCAAATCATATGCACCATAATGATATAATGATTGAATGAATGATTGATCCCATAAATTATTAGTTCCATTTAGTGCGGCTCTATTCCTATTGATAACCATAACTTCAACAATTCTATCCAAACCAGCTTTCTTATCTGTCATTTTATAAACCTGTGTATTATTATTCAGTGTTATAAAATAATACTGTTTCCTATAAGCAGACCCAGAACGTTTTCTCAACTCTTCATAACCAGCATCAATAGCCTGGTCAAATTGATCTTTTGTTAATTCAACATTAATTGCTGGATACCCTAATTGTGCTCTTAATGCTTCCATCAATTCTCGGCGTTCATCAGAGGAGCCATCATCACCAATATCAAGTTCTAAATAAGATGGAATATCACTAACACCATCTGTTCCTCTAACCGGTAATAAAATTGTTGCTGTTGGTGATAGTGCAGCAAATAAATCAACATCCTCAACAAAGATATATGAACACGATCCTAATGTTATGCTTTCAAATCTGATATTTCCATCAACATCAAGAAAAACAACTGCTGTTAATGTAGCAACAACCCATGCTGTTCCATTCCATATCATTAATAATCCAGTAATAGAATTAAAATATTGATCACCATTAGTTGGTGTGAATGGTACTGTTGAATATAAAATGCTTATCCATGCCACACCACTCCATTGGTTCAAGGTATTGATGGTTGTGTTAAACCATAAATCACCCAATAATGGTGCATAAGGATCTTCATCGGAAAATGTCGGAACTATTGGTGTCCATACTGTGGTCCACGTAAAAAATTCATTAGTTGTTGTATTATGCCAAACATCATTAATCGCAGGTTGTGTTGGATCCGTTGGGAAATTAATATAAGGCACTTCTATAAAATTACTACAATCCCACCAATATAATTTACCGGTTGATGGATCATACCAAACATCATCTTTAGTTAGTGCAGGTGGTAAGGATGGATCAATTGCGGACTGTGTAAAATTAGAAGCAACAACCCAAGTGGAAGTTAAAATATCCCATACCTTAAGAACATCAGCAGTCGTATCCCACCATATATCACAGGTTTCTCTAACCAGTGGATCTTTTCTCCATACAACAACAGGGACATCTAACCATGCCAATGTTGCGAAATCATATTGTTTTAGTTCTTCAAGATCAGGGTTATACCACAAATCAAGATTAGCAGGAGTTGTTGGTTCATCAACCTGGATAAATGCTGCTGTAACTGTATCCCATGTTGGTGGAATTGTTAGAACTTTCAATAGATTATTTGTTGTATCAAACCAATAACTTCCAGCAGGTAATGTGCCAGGATCAATTGCCCATACAATAGGATCAATATCATCCCATTCATTATTTGTATCATTCCATTCAAATATAAATTCATTAGCAGAATCATACCAGTAAGCAGGACAATCTATTGTTGGTGGTAAAGAAGGATCGGTTATTTGATTATAAACATTATTTTCACACCAGATATCACCATTCCAATTATAAACCTGAGTTCCATTAAACCAGAAGGTATCACAATCTAAATTAGTAGGATCCTGTGTGAATTTTATTACATTCTGTAGAACCCATGAGGCTCCCATCCATCGGTACAATTTATTATCATTGGTATCATACCAATAATCATTTAGTGTTGGTGTGCTAGGATCTGTTGGCTCAATGATAGCATCAACTAAGACATGTTGAGAACCATCCCATTGATA